TTATTATAACACGATTGATTTTAAAAGTCAATACTATGTGATAATTTTACTTTTAGGTGTAACTATCTGACCTGTATTTTGTTGATATGCACCAATCATATTATCGTCTGGTGTAGTGTCAGTAATTATATTTGCCTCTTTGATATGTATAACTTCATCCTTTGTGTATGGTATGTACGGATGAAATCCTATTTGCATAGGTTTGCCTGGTTGTCCTTGCATTGGTATCAATACAAAAGGTTTCTTTATTGCCACGTGATCTGCTTTATCGCTATCTTGTGGCGTACCTATTACGTCCTCTCCAGATGAGAGTCTGTATAATCTAATCATAATATACTCCTATTCAGTTTTATTTTCTTCAGTTGATTGTTTTTTTCCAATATTGTATTTCGCTTGTAAATTCCACTCGCTCTTTTCTTTAAATGCTATGATTTTTATTTGTGATAGAGGTGCTTTGTTTTCAGCAGCCTCAGGTTTTACTATTGATAGTAAGTTCCAGTCTTGTAATAAAACTGATATTGTGTTACGTCTTTGTACATCATTCTCTACTAACGTAGCTTTCTTACCGTCTAAAGCAAAAAGTTCTTTGAAATGTACTATGTAATATTTACCTTGTTTGTGTAGTATGTGGCAACTTTGAAATAAAGTTTTATCTTTTCTACTTGCAACACCTATTCGGGACAAAGTCTCCCTTATTTTTAGAAAGTCATCTGGCTGTTTGAGTGTAACCTCTAACATCTGCTCAGGCGACCAATTAAATTCGTCACTCATTTTTTTCTCCCACCCTTATCAAGTTTTTCCTTAATAAGATTCAATTGTTTCTTATCCAGTATGTCAAGGGCTACCTTTGCTTTTGCATTGCTATAACCATAATATTCTTTTACATACTCTAAATTTTTAGATTTAGCAGTTGTCGTCCACTTACCACCGAACCTCTTTCTCTTACGAATACTATTTAGTAGAAAATGAAACTGTAAACGTTTGGTTAGGCTGTGATGTAAATTCATCTCGTTTGCCATCATTATAGCGTCAACGTGCTGTGATAGACAACGATTTATAACGTAAGGTGGGTATTTCTTTTCCCATACTAGATCATCTCCGTCTAGTAGATTAACCTTTGACCAGTTAATCGCATTGAGATAATCAGTAAGTTTATATTCAATCATGTTTTTCATGCTTTTTGTGACCTTTATGAGAACCCATGTAGTAATCGCCTGGTTCATAATTCCAAACTTTACCGTGATGACCTCTAATATCAGCCCAAAACATTCGTGCTCTAACTATAAGTTTTCGCCACAAAGTCTTCTTCGCCATATCTATTATCTCCTCTACTTAAATTTACATTCTGCCATGATTTGAGTCAGGCACGCAACCATATTTATCTCATGGTCAGCCACAAAGGCAGATTTATATTGATAGTCAGCGATTGTTAGAACGGCTGCAGGTATTGATTGAGGTTGTAGATGTTTGTATAGTATATCATAGATAGATGAGAATAGACTACTAGGGTCTTTGTCTAGGTTTTGTACAACCCATTTTCTCATATCACCAAACCTTTTCTCTTTTAGAAACTTAATTAACTCTTTGTTATTAATTTCTGATAGAGATACAAGTATACCACTATCTATCTTACCTCGTACAGAATAACGTTGTAATTCGTTTATCGTTCTTCTAAAGTCTGGATAGTGTCTTTGTATTAGTTCAGCAAGTACTTTGTTATCAAACTCTATATTCTCTGCCTTCAATACATCGCCTAGTCTTTTAAGAAATGCAGTAGCAGTTTTTACTTTCTGACCATTAGTAATACGAAAATCAATAACTGTACAACGACTATGTAATGCAGGTATGATTTTGTTTCTGAAATTACAAGTAAATATAAATCTACAATTCTTGTAAAACGTTTCAATGAAATTACGCAACGCAGGTTGAACACTATCAGCGTTCATGTAATCTGCCTCGTCTATAATAACAACTTTATGATTAGAACCACCTTCTAGTGATACACTAGAGGCAAAGTTTTTGATTGTGGTACGTAAAGTATCAATGTGTCTACCTTCATCTGAACCATTGATGATTATATAATCAGCACCTAGTTCTTCACACAAGGCACGAGCAACTGTTGTCTTACCCGTACCTGCTGTGCCTGAAAGGAGAAGATTAGGAATCTCTTTTTGTGTTAGAAACTTACTAAAGGTATTCTTTAAATCTTCAGTTAAGATACATTCTGATATTTTTTTAGGACGGTATTTTTCAACCCATAGAAAATCTGACATATTACCACCTTAAAATGTTGAGTCAGCTTCTAAAGCAATCCAGTATTGTACTTGTACCTTTTTGTTTATGAAATGAGCAATCTTTGCCTTTGATAATGCAACATCATAATCGCCAGGAATAATTTTCATATTCTCAGCCTTAATGTATGCAGTAAACTCTATATCAGTTTCACCAACTGTAATAGATGATTGGTTAGAGTTGCTATTCTTTTTATCTAATGCAACTAACTTAATCTTACCATCTTCGCCTTTAAATGCAATATCAGGTAGACTTAAATTAGTATATAATTTTTTAACAGACTCATAGTCAGCATTGTTCAATGAGAACGATACTGTTTTGTCTGGCATTGTTATTGATTTAGATGGATATCTTAACGTTGATTTATCAGCAAAAGCATATCTCGCTGACAAACTAGTTTTCTCATCTTGTATTTTTAGGTTTGAAGAACCATTGAAATTCAGTACAGGTTGTGTAAAAGAATCCAATGCTCTTAAAAACTCTGGCAAATCATATACACCAAATTCAGTTTCAAACTCATCTGTAACATTGGCTTCTGCCATAATGTTTTTCATTGTAGAAACTGTACTTAATTGTTTACCAGGTTTAAATAGTATATTAGCATTTATGTCACTAAAATTTCTTAATATACTAATCGTATTATCACTTATTTTCATTTCATCTCCTTATCATAATTTAACAGTAATATAACATAGTGTACCGCCTTCAACAGATCGGCACGGTTGTGTCCATTCTTTTTGCCATATCTACACAAATATTTAATTGCGTTAGCATGACAGAAATCTTTTCCGATTTTAAGTGTCTTTAATAAATCTAAAACTTGAAAGCCTTTTTGGTCACTTGAATAGTGTTGGCCATAAGTTGACTTAATATAATCACCAATCTCTTTTAAGATTTTATCTTCATTGTATTTCATAATGTAAGTATATCACTAAATTGCGTTTGAGTCAAGCGTACTTGATTGTAAATATTTTAAAACGTTTTCAGGACTAGATACCTCATAAGGATCTCCTGATGTGTTATTACCTTTTCCTGGTTCTTCAAATATTTCTTCTATTACACCATTGTTCACAATCATAGCATATCTCCATGATCTCATACCAAAACCTATTACAGTTTTTTCTACAAGCATATCCATCTGATCTGTAAAGTCGCCATTACCATCAGGTATTACTTTAACGTTTTCTAGTTTTTGATTTTGTGCCCAGGCATTCATAACAAACGAATCATTTACTGACATACAATATACGTCATCAATTTTGTGTTGTTTAAATACGTCACATAGTTTTTCGTATCCTGGCAATTGTTTATTTGAACAAATAGTTGTAAACGCACCTGGCAATGAAAACAGTATAACTCTTTTATCTTTAAAATACGTATCCGTATTTGTATCTGTCCATTCGCCTAGCGATCTTACTCTAAAATTTACTTCTGGTACTCTATCACCTTTTTGCATAATATTTTCTCCTTATAATAATTACATTATATACTAATCACGTTAATTTGTCAATAGGCTATATGCCTTGTAAACGTGAGTCTTTTGATGTGATGTTTTTCGTTGCTTTAGGTCTTGCAATCGAATCTTTTGATCGTTTTCTTAATATGGCAACAGCAGATTTTTTCGCTCTTGCTTCTTTAATAAACTTTGTTAGGTCCCATTTGAAATTCATAATATAATTATTTATACGTGCTATGCGTTTGAAACATAGCACGTATTGGTTTTTTTATTTGATTGAGATAGTTCTAGCTTTTTTATGTTCTGGAACAATTCTCTCTAAAGATACCCTTAATAGGCCATCTTTTAGTTCAGCGCCTATGACTTTACAGTCCTCAGCGATTGTAAAAGACTTTTTAAAGTATCTTTTAGCGATACCTTTATGTAAGATTTCACCTTCAGAGTCTAGTTTAGTTTCTTTCTTCTCGTCTTTTTTAGACTCGATAGTAAGTACACCTTCCTCTAGGTTAATGTCTATATCTTTTTTGTTATAACCAGCAAGAGCGATTTGAATATCGTACTTGTTCTTATCCATTTTCACTATATTGTAGTGAGGAAAAGCTGTAGTTTGTATATGATCTAATTGATGGTCAAACATTGATTCAAAATGTCTGAATGTATCGTCAAATCCTACAGTTAGTGGTCTTAATTGATTGAAAATTGTGAGTGCTTTATTGGTCATGTAACCTCCTATTGTTAAGCAAAGTTAATTTTCTGACAACCCTATAAGGCGTTGTCTAGTATTATATAGTAATTATTTATATAATTTCAAGCGCCAGTTTCCTTTTGTCACGGAGTTAAACTGGCAAAGATCACCGTTTTTCAGGTAGATTTCTCTACCTTTTCTATACCCCTACTAGGTCTTATGAATTGCCTCGTAGTAATAATATATATACAACACAGACGGCATAGAAATTCTTAAATTTTCTTAACTTTAACACCTTTTACGTACTTGTAACCTAACATTTCATCATTTGCTTTCTGAGCTTTTCTGATTACTTTAGCACGTTCTTTTGCTTTTTCACGTTTTATTTCTGATGGTTTAGAAAAGTATTGTTTTGCTCTTATATCTTTAACGATACCAGCCTTTTGTACTTTCTTTTTAAGTACTCTCATAGCCTTCTCTAAATTGCCACCTCTAACTTCAACAGTAATTGACACTAGTCTTTCCTTTCTTTTGTTGGTACATACACAGGAATTCTATCTGGTCCCAAATCTAAATCATGGTATGTATTTGGTTTATAACTTTTATAATCAGGTCTAGGTGTTTTACCTTTGATACCTTTTTCAATATCTTCTTTTGTATAGGCAGGTTTACCACTTTTATCCATACTACCTAATACAGCAGCAGAACCAGGTTTTAATTTCTGTACTTTGCCACCTTTTTCTAAAAACTTTTTCATCATATCGTCACGTTCTTTTTGTGACATCTTTGGTTTATCTTTTTCTGAATCGTAGATTCCCATTATATACTCCCTTTGTAAATTAACTTGTGGCCCTTTCGGACCACAAGCGGACTTACACTATGGATAGATTTAAACAGTAAAGTCATCTTCACTATCATCCTCACTATCATCGGATTTCTTTTCTGATAATATCTCAGCCTCTTCAGCCGCCTTCTTATCAGAAAGAATCTGATCTACTGAAGCACCACTATCAACTTTAGTGTACAGATCAACAAATGATGATTTAGTATCATCATCAAATCTATTTGTACAGACAGCGATTGCCTTCATTTTATTTCTAAAGATACCATATGCCTCAGCAATGTGTACTAGTCTTCTCGTTGATATAATCTCATCAACGCCGCCGTCATTATAAGTTTTTCTTATAACGTCAGCCCAAGTAACTAAATTGTGAGCAAATTTTTGATCTCTTTTACCTGCACTAGCAAGTTTTTGAGCAACAATTTTTTCTTCTACTTTAGCAGTAGGATATTGTTGTTCAAATGTAACAGGAAATCTTTCAAGGAATGCCTCGTTAAGTACATTAGTACCGATAAACTTACCGTCATCACTACCTTGACCTTTAGTGTTAGCAGTTGCAATCACATTGAAGCCAAGTTTAGGTTTAACAAACTTGTTTATCTTTTTAACATAGACACCAGACCCTTCAAGGATAGGTTGTAAACACATTATTTTATTACTTGCAAGGTCAATCTCATCAAGTAGTAAAACAGCGCCTCTCTCCATCGCCTCAATTACAGGACCATTTTGCCATACGGTCTGACCATCTTTAAGTCTGTAACCGCCAAGTAAATCGTCCTCGTCTGTTTCAATCGTAATATTACATCTAATCATCTCACGTTTTGATTCAGCACATGCCTGTGTAACAGCAAGTGTCTTACCATTACCAGATAAACCAGTAATGAAAACAGGATAAAACTTTTTAGATTTTACGATATTTTTAATATCTGCATAATTACCAAAGTTAACAAAGTCTGTATCCTTAGCAGGAACTACATTGTCGGTCAATGAAGACACGATATAAGCAGCCTTTGTATCATTGGAAATTTTAGTATCAGTTGTATCAACTGTGGTTGTATCATCCATAGAGTCAACATTAAGAGTATAAACTCCTCTATCAACTTTGTACTTGTCTGATTTTAACCAAGAAGGATTTTTGATAACCTTCTTTTTAACAAGAGCATTAATCTCTGCCCTAGTCACCGTATCTTTTTTGTAAGTATCTTTTAATACTTTCAACACGGCATTTTGTGTTTTGTTTAACTCAATCATTATATAAGTCCTTTCATAGTTAAGTTATACATATATGCTATCATTATTTGTACTAAAAGTCAAGCATAAAAAAGCGTTATAAACCCTCATTTTTATGCGATCCTCTTAATAAAATTCTGTAATAATACTCTGGAATTGATTCGATTCTTCATTCCCGACATAAACATCTTTTTAAGACTTCTCTTATTAGTTGAATCTGTTTCAAATACTTTATTAGAAACTTTAGTGCCAGAGTTAACATAGAAGTAAACATCATAAGCAGTATCGTAATCAGCAATAAATTTGTCTTTACTAAACATCTTACGAGCCAACATCTCTTTATTGTAAGGTACTCTTAACATGTATTGTAATTCTCTATATTTTGAAACTAGATAAAAACCAATCAATTGTAAATTGTATTTCTTCTTTAAGTATTTCAACATAACACTTGTGAAATCTCTTTTATCTCTCCAGTAACTATGAGCAGGTACATACTTGCCGTTTAGTTTCAAATGTAATTCGCCAGATTTAGGGTGGTGCATTGAATTAGAAGCACCATCTGTTAAAGTAACAAGTGATAATTTGTCGGTCTTGTAATCAGTTTTAAATTTCTTAATAACATGATCCATTGCAACAAGTGATTCATTAAGTGGTGTTGAAGATAGATAGTAGTCACCTGAAATAGAAGGTACTGACTCATCTTCATAACTATCACCTCTTCTCCAGTTGTAGTAACCACCGAAGTACATTGCAGCCCTATGTAATATTTGAGCAGTTCTAGTAAAATCTATTTTAGATTGTTTGCCTGTAAACAATTGTACTAATTTTGTTGAAGCGTCAGGTCTGATAGAGTTACCTGTAACTTTGAAACCTGATTGTGAATAGTCATCTTTGGTTTCTCTATGATTATTCATAAACGCATATACTGAAAAAGGTATATTAATCTTTTTACAAAACATTGTTAAGTTAATTAATTGTTCAGTAGTAGCAAGAATATGTTTTTGCATTGAACCAGACCAATCAAGTAATAAAATCATACCGTGATTTTTTTGATTAGGTACTGTAGTAATCTTTTTAAATATATCTTCAGCAAATTTGTAACTATGTAATTTTAGAGGATCAATAATACCTGTTTTATCCTGTGAAGCACGAGCATATAACTTAGCATTTTTTTTCATCTCAAATTCTTTAACTAGATAATTAACTACATTAGAAGACTCTCTAATAAATTTATCAGTTTTAAGTTTTGCCTTGTTGATCTGTTGTTTATCGTATTCAGTATTATGGTGTTGTTTATCATAAACCATAATATCTCTAATAAACTTGTTGTAAGGAATAATTAATTTTTTAAGATCAACTTTAGGTAACTCGCAATAATCTCGGTTTGAAGCCTGATCGTCTGTAATACCTTTGATAGCAGTATCCATAAAGTCATTAGTTAATGATGTAATTTCTGAAGGTAGACCACTTTCACCAGCACCTTGACCGCCAGTTGTATTTGTTTTTTGTTTATCATCTGACTCTTCTTTAGAGTCTGATTTTTTTTCTAACCATTCAGATACTTTGTCATCTGTAGTCATATCAGATTTTGAATCTTCACTATCTGTTTCTGACTCGTCAACTTTTTTACCTTTAGGGTCTTGTTTATATACTTTTGCAACTTCAGGTTTTTTCTGTAATTCTTTTTTACAATACCCTAGTATTTCTTCAGCAAGTTTTAACACGTCATCAAAGTTTTTACACTTGTCAACAGCGTCAACTAATATTTTTTCTTTGTTAGTAAATTCAAAATCTAATCTTTTTGAAGACTTATAGTATAGGTTGATCTTATCAATAAGAGCATAATTCATCATGTCCCTATCATTAGTGCCAAAGAAATTATCTTTTAACATTTTATCAAAACCATGTAAGTAGTCATCAACTAAACCAGGATATTTTTTCTGTATAAGTTTATCAATTCTAGCGTCTTCAATAACGTTAACAAATGATCTAAATTCTTTTGATCTGTTACTCATGTCTTTCCATGAATCAGATGGTGTATATAAAGCATGGGATACTTCGTGTCCCACTAACATGTCATAAACATGTTTACTTTTTTGTTCTTCTTTAAATATAGGGATTGTTAATATTCTGTTGACTACATCAAACGAGGCAGTCTGTACAGCATTTTCTTGTACTTCAATATTTTCAGTAGCAAGTAATTTTGCAAGTTGAGATTTATTTTTCATAGTGTCATTTTTCATAATATACACTTATGCTATACTAAAACTGTTTAAAAGTCAAGCATAGTTTTTGTTGAAAAACAAGGGTTTTTAGGAATAATTTTTAGAACAAAACGAGAACATGTGGTTTTTTACTTCATTCCTATGAAGATTGGCTCATATTTTCTGCCTGGAATGTCAGGTCTTGCGAATCGTCCTATATAATTTTGTGATTGTTTCTTTTCTGATTCTGTGCCTTCTAGTGTAGATTGTACCTTTGTACCTTGTTGAGTTGATAAAGATAACCACCAAACTTTTATATCTTTAAATCCTGCCTCAACCATACAATCGTAGGTGTCTTCTTCAAAGGTCTTATATGATTTTACATTTGCAACATTGAAACCTGCATATTTACCTGGTTTCAAACCTGTGTGTGCGTTCTTAATAGTCTGTAATAAGAAACCATTACGCCATGCGTCTTGTTGTGGGAATTTATTAAATGATTGTTCTTCTTCATCACCGTATTGTTCGTGTCCTAAATAAGGTGGCGATGTGAATACAAAATCTAAAGTATTTTGAGCAGGTATATAAGTTTCACTACCTTGTTTTAGTAGTACATATTTTTTGTGAGTATGCCCATATTGATCTCTAATCTTTTCTAAACCTGCATATGTAGGAACACAAGGGTCTGTGCCTATGTAATTTACCCCAGCTGCAATTGCACCCATTAAACGACCACCATAACCCATACTAGGATCCCAAACTGTACCTGCTTCAGTACCCTCTAGTGGACTATCTTTCTCTACAAATATATCATATAGAGTTGCGGCTGCTGTAGGTCTAAAATTAGAAACCATTTGAGTACCACTATATCTTCTCAACATAGCTCTCATATCTGAATCTGTAATTTTGTGTGCTTCTCGTTTTGTGAAGAAAGTGCCTGTAAGTATCTTGTTAATACCTTTTTCTAAATGTTCTTCATCTTCCCATATCTCCATAGGTGTCTTCATCTTACCACATTTAATTGACCATGCGTGGTGCATATACGACCATGCAAGTGTTAACCCATGTGTAGATTGACCTATGATTTTATTCTTTGTATCTAATAAAGTATCTCTATTAAATGACGTAAGTTTTTTATACTCATCATCTCGCCATTTTCTATCTTCGGGATAGTATGGGAATCCTTTATTCTGTTTCCAGTCCTGTATTACTTCTTTTGCGTTTGACATATACGTTACCTGGTAAGGTGCCTTTTGCCCAGCTTGTCTTACCGATTAAATTCATATTCATTTTAACATAAAATTTGTTTGCTGTCAAGTTGTCAGCTCTTACTGATAAAAACACGTCACTTGGGCAGAAATCAAAGAAATCTCTTAATACAGCCTGAGCAGTACCAGAGCCTGGCGAATCACTTGCAATCTGGTGTAATACAGTATCACCTTTTTGTAGTTGTACATCGCCTATCTTTTGTCTTCGTTTTGCGTGATGAAAGGTTATCAATATACCATCTTCTAATATCATCTGTTTTTTTGCAATCATACGCTTCATGTAGTCTGTACGTACATGTGGAAACCATTTCTTATGGCTGTAGAATATAGATTTTACTTTTTTAAAATCCGATTGGACTGCTAATATCATCAAACTCCTCTGCTTGTTTTAATAAGTTTTCTAATCTAGGATTGTTATAACAATCAATAACTAAATGTAATCTATCAAAATCTGCTTTATTATGTACTGCGTGAGCAGCCGTAACATCTACAAAGTAATATTTACCCACATCTAAATGAAAAACATGCTCTTGTTTCTTTTCCCATAGATAGAAATATACATTTTTACTTGTTCTTAATGGCACATGTAATCTTACAATCTTGCCTTGTTTTATTTCTTTATCTACTTTGTCTGTATGTTTCTTTATAGTTGTACCTGCTTTTAATCGCATAACTCTTACACGTTCAAACTCTGCTGGTATATGAGATAGTATTTCTTTTAAAGGTAATAGATCAGGTTCTTCGTATAGTTTAGTCCATCTTAATTCTGCTGGTTCTACATCTGACTTTAGTACACCAGGTTTTAAAATGTTACCTATGTCGTCACTATATCCTTTAATAGATACAGCATCCCAATCACCTTTTGCATTGTATTTTGTTTTTACTGCTGAATACGATAAGTTATCTAAAAATTTTATAGCCGTATCTAGTGGTTGTATATATTCAGGTAAATCTAGTTCTTTTAAGACTTTTGTTTCCATAATTTTGTAACCCTTTTTATTTCCTTATCTCTCTTTTTTAGAGCCATATTTAATTTTAATTTACTGACTAATTCTGTAAATACTGTTCCTTGCATATGGTCTAATTCATGTTGATAACATCTACTTACAATGCCATCAAATTCTTCTTCTACAGTTTCTAGTTGTTCGTTTAAATATTTGACTTTTATTTTTTGTGGTCTTTCTATATCTAAAAATAAGAAAGGAAAAGTTAGACAACCTTCTTTGTATCTAATTGTTTCTTTACTTATATTTGTAATTTCAGGATTGATACATACCCATTTCTGACCTTTGTTTATATTTACATTGTCACCCATTACAAACATACGATATGGTTTACCTACTTGATTTGCTGATAGACCTATGCCACCATAGTTCTTCATTGTTTCAAACATGTTATTACAAAATTCTGTAACACCTATCTTTTCTTGTTTTTTAAATTCTTCTATATCAAAAGGTACTATACTTGATAGGACTCTTTCATCTGTTGGTGGTAATAATGTGTATATCATCCTGCTAACCTCGTAAAGTTTTTGTACTTTTCAAATTTGATTATACTTGTAAACTTATCAAATAGTATATCACCTTTGTGAGATATAATAAAAGTATTTTCATTTGTTAATGTTTTAAGTATTTTAAAGAAGTCTTCGGTACCTTGACCATCTAAACTAGAATCAAATATTTCATCTAGTATTAGTAAGTTTGTATTTGTACTGTTTTTCATTTTTGCAATAGTACGCCATGTAAATAATAATGCAAGGTCTATTCTTAATTTCTCACCTTCACTAAAACTATTGTAATTAAACGTATCTCTAAATCTACTTTTTATTGTTTCGTTAAACTCCTCATCTAAATGAAAGTTAACAAAGAAGTCCATAGATTGTAAGTACTTATTAATCAAATTATTCATTATTGGCAGATATTTCTTAATGATGTTTGCTTTAACACCTGTATCGTTAAGTATCTCTCTAGCAATATCAATGTATTTCTTTTCTTCTACAGCCTTGTTCTTTTCTACGTTTACTAATTTTAAGTCTTCTTTTATTTGTTCTAATTCTTTTGCTACATTGTTTGTATTATCTGTATCGTTTTCTAGTTTAGCAATTTCAGTATCTAGTCTATTTGAGTGTCTATTGATTTCTGAAATAGATGTATTAACTTTTGCAACAGAAATATTTAAATCATTTAATCTTTGATTGATTGCCTCCATCTCTTTGATTTTGCCTTTTGTTTTTTCTATTTCTGTAAACAATTTTTGCAAGCCTTCTTCTAATTCATTAATCTTTTTCTTGCCTTCATATATTTTTGTCTGTTTAAATCTTTCATCAATAGGTTGTGTACACGTAGGACAGTTGTCATTTGTTTCAAAAAAACTAACATCTTTTTTGTGTGTTTCTAAATTGTGTTCTATCTTTGTTTCTAGTTTTGTTAGTTCAGTTTCTTTTCTACTGTGCTTTTCACCACCCCACATCTCTGCTTTTGTAGATATAATTTTTTCATTAAGCAATTGTAGTTTTGACATATACTCATAGTTGCTTTGATCGTTTTCTTTTCTTTGTTGTTTTCTATCTTCTATGTCTGTATTATCTCTATTTTGTATTTGTTCAAAATGAGCTCTTTGTAATTCGTATTTTTCTGTCATCAAATCATATCTATGTTTTACATCAATAACAGCCTTGTTTAGTTCACCTTGTTTTTGTCTTAACAATAAATCCATATGACTAAAAACTCTTATGTCTAAAATTTCTTCTACGACCTCTCGTCTGTATCTTGCTCGTAGGTGCATAAATGGTTCGTATGATGTTGATCCAAGAATAACAACTTGGCAAAAAGCACGATAGTTACATTTTAAAATATTTTGTTCTAACGCATTTTGATAATCTATATTAGAAGCGTCTTGGTTTAACAACACGTCATTACAATAAACTTCAAACTTATTAGGTTTAATACCTCTTATTATTTTATATTGTTTACTACTTGTTTCAAATTCTACTTCTATCTCACATTCATTTTGATTGATAGTGTTTACAATTTGTTCTTTTTTTATATCTCTAAAGGCACGATTGAATAAGGCAAAACATAAAGCGTCTAACATGGTAGACTTACCTGCACCATTCATACCAATAATTAATGTTGATGGTGCCTTTCTTAAATCTACTTCTATAAACTGATTGCCAGTAGATAAGAAATTACGCCATCTTAATTTTTTAAAATATATCATACGTTGTTGTCGTTAGCTTCTATGTAAATTGACTTTAAATATTCTTTTAACTTTGTTTTGTTTACATCTGTTTCTAATTGATCTACATAATTATTTAGGAATGTAACTGTATCTTCGCCCATTTCTAGTATGTCTTCTCTTACACTAGCTTTAATATCAGAATAATCCTCTACAATATTTAAATCATGTACACTTATCTCATTATACAATCTTTCCACAAATTTGTCAAACACCTCATCATTAGTCTTGTTTAATACTATTAATTTTATAAAGTGTTCGTGGTATGGTTGTATATCAAAGTTTGTATAGTCATGTTTTTTATCATCATAGATTATCTTTTTGTGTATGGTAAGTGGATTAGATACTCTTGTCATCTCTCTAGTTTCTGTATCAAAAACATGAAACGCTTTTGGGTCTTTATAGTCTGACCATGTCATCTCATATTGAGCACCACAATAGAATATCTGACCATCATCTGTATGTTTATGAAAGTGACCTGAAACTACTTTTTCAAATCTATTGAAATCTGATTTTGCTAAACCGTGTTCATTGATTACGCCATTTTGCATTTCAATACCTTTGATCTCTAAATGACCAAAACATAAATCTGCTTTAGCTGTTCTTAACATTTCCATAGAGTGTTCATAGTTGTCATCACAAATCCAAGGTGTAAATAAAATAGGTGTACCATCAAAATCTACAACAGTTGATTTAGTATAGATAAATGGTTCATTTACTTTATCAAATGATGAGTATAAATTTTCTATAGCATTTACATTATTAGTATTCTTAAAATAGGTATCGTGGTTACCTATAATAATGTGTGTATCAATTTTATCCTCATACAATCTATCCCAAAATTGTTTTCTAAAAATAGAAGCAGTTTGAAAGTTAATAAACTTTCTTCTATCTACAACATCACCTAAATGAATAAGTGTTTTGATGTTGTGTTCTTTTAGATAAGGAAAAA